GAAACTGCAACTTTTGTTGATGGTGTATTGACTACAGGTGACGCTGGAACAGCATCTTTTGAGCTTTTCCCTGACAGTGCTAGTGGTTCTGCAAAGATCAGCTTCAGTGGCCTTATAACAAACTTTGAGCAAAGTTCATCAATAGGTGATGTAAACACAATCAGCATCACATTCAAGCCATCTGGCACGATTACATCAGCAATTTAAAAGTAAAATTCTTCGCATTTATTTATGGCAACTAAAAGAACCGCAGAGGTATTGCTTGGGGCGTTTCAAGATGAAATGGTCACAAGACGGCAGTTTGACGTTAAAAATTCGAAAGATGAAGTCATCATGACTTTGTATTTCAAGCCGATAACAAGATATGCAAGGGTCAAAGCTCAACAACTAGCTGGCCCAAATGCAGATGCTTTGGTTGTATCTACACAACTACTTTGTCAGATGGCAGAGAAAGAAGATGGAACTCCAGCATTTGATATGTCAGATGCTCCAATATTACAAAGACAGCTACCAGAAAAAGTATTGAATGATCTTGAGCTTTTCTTGAATGACATCAAGCTTGATATTGATACAGCAAAAAAAGAATAAAAGGGGACACTTGGCTTAGGTTTGAGTTTTTCCTAGCAACAGAACTTGGTAAGACAGTACAGGAACTCAGGCTTAATATGACTGAGGCAGAGCTTATATATTGGGCTGGATATTATGAAATAAAGCATGACGAAGAAAAAAGGGCGTTGCAACGACAAAAACGCAATTCAAGGTAATATAGGATAAAGGTTTTTTTTATTTGTGGCAGAAGCAGTCGTTAGGTTAAAAGTTGATGCGACAAATGCTAATAAGGCTCTTTCTAGTGTCAATGCAAAGACACAAAAACTACAGGGAGCTTTTAGTGGTTTAAAAACGGCTATTGCTGGAATTGGTATTGGATTACTAGCAAAGCAAGCAGTACAAGTTTCATCAAATTTTGACAAACTTAATGTCAGGTTGGGCTTGTTAACCAAACAAAGTGGAACATTTGCAAAGTCACAGCAAATAGCCGCAGATGCACAGAAAGCATTTGGTTTAAGTGCAACTGAAGCACTTGAAGGAATTACAGATATAACAGCAAGATTAGCTCCTTTGGGTGTTGAGGTTGAAGATATTAAAAGCACATTTTTTGGATTTAATACAGCAGCAAAGTTGGCTGGTGCTTCAACTATAGAAGCATCAAACGCATTTAGGCAGTTAGCACAGGCTCTTGGCTCAGGAAGGCTGGCTGGTGATGAATTTAGGAGTATCTCTGAACAAATCCCGACACTTTTGCAGCCTATAGCAGATGAACTAAATGTCCCTATCGGTAAACTTAAAGAATTAGCTGCTGAGGGTAAATTAACCAGTGATGTAGTTTTAAGGGCTTTAAGAACTATAGAAACTGAAGGGGCGGCTTCATTGAAAGAATTAGTTGCAAATGATCCAACACAAATATTTAAAAACTTTAGTAATGCAACAGAAGATTTATCAAGGGTATTTGGTAAGGAATTAAGGCCAGCGGTTGAAGGGGCAACAAAACTTTTGACCAAATTTATAACAAAATTAACAGAATTTCTTGAATCAGATGCTGGCAGAGCAACTTTACTTTTAGCTGCTATTGCTGGTTCAATTAAAGCTATTGCTGTTGCTGCTCCTTTGGCTGGAGCCGCTGTTTCTGCATTTGCGATAAAGGTAGGTGCATTAAAAATTGCAGTTCTTGGATTATCTGGTGCAATAGCTGCAAGTGGTATAGGAGCATTTGCTTTGGCTCTTGGATTTGTGACGACAAAAATAATTGAAACTAGAAGAAAACAAAAAGAATTAAATGATGCAATAGCTGGTGGATCTGGAGAGGAGGTTGAAAAAGCTTTGAAAAAACAGAGAGATATTTTAGAGGACATTGACAAAAGATTAGAAAATGCAAATGGTAGAACTAAAAAAAATCTTGAGGAAAAGAAAAAAGAAGTTGAACTAGATATAAAAATGCTTGAAGGAAGAAATAAAACTCTTGAATCAGACAAGCTAATAAATGAAAAATTACAGGAAAGAGTAGGCATACAGAAAAAAAGCACAGATGAAATAAAAAAACAACAAACGGAAACTGACAAACTAAAAGAAAAAATGACTGCTGTAGGAGAGGAAATAGAAGGCAGTATAAAAAATAATCTTAGGGACGCTATAACTGGTGCGAAATCCTTTGGAGAGGCCATGTCAGGAGTTCTCAACCGCATCAGGGATAAAATCATTGATGCACAACTAGACAGGCTTATCGGTGGCTTTGGAGAGGCATTTGGTAAGGGAGCAAGTGGTGGTGAGAAAAAAGGACTTGGAGGATTTCTTGGTGGAATACTTGGAGGATTGTTTGCAGATGGTGGAAGGCCACCTGTAGGAAAAGCCTCGATTGTCGGTGAAAGAGGGCCAGAATTATTTGTTCCCAAAGTGGCAGGGACTATTGTGCCAAATGATGCAATGGGTGGTGGAGATTCTGTTGTAAATAACATCACAGTTAGCGTGGACGCTACAGGATCGGCTGTCAGTGGCTCATCTGCTGATGGTAATGAACTTGGACAACAAATTGCCGCTGCTATACAATCAGAACTAATCAAACAGAAACGTGTTGGAGGATTATTAGCATAATGGCCACATTTCCCTCTATCAGTCCTCAATATGCGACACAAGAAACTGTTAATCAGGATAATATTGTTGTAAAACTGGGTGATGGCTACCAACAGCGTTTGGTTTTTGGCTTGCCAGCAAATAAAAGACTTATAAACTTAACTTTGACATTTAATGTTTCTACTACAGATGCAACAACGATTGATACTTTTCTAGATGAAAGATTTGACGATCAGGCAAGCTTTGACTTCACGCCACCACATCATTCATCTGCATTAAAATTTGTATGCACTAGAAGATCCAGAACTGCAATTCTATCAGATCGGGTAATTATGAATTTAGCTTTTGAACAGGTAGCAGAACCATAATGGCAATACCTATATCAGAACTGCAATCGTTGAACCCTAGCTCTTTGATTGAGTTGTTTACTCTGCAACTTGTAGAGGGTACTCATTATGCAACAGGAAATCCAAGTAGTGTGCCGACAATATTTAGATTTCATGCTGGAACAAGTATGAATAGTAATGCAAACATAATCTGGCAGGGTGACACATATCAAAAGTTTCCTATTGATGCTCAAGGTTTTGAGTTTTCTGGCAAAGGTCAAATCCCAAGACCACAGTTGACAATGAGTAATTTAGGTGGAATTTCAAGAAGCGGATCAGTATTATCAGTGACTGATTTGCTAACTATTGTAAATTTAACAACACCTCATAATGATTTGCTTGGTGCGACAGTAACCAGATTATTAGTGCTTGCTTCCAGTCTTGATAATGCAAATTTTAGCAGCGGCAGCAATCCTTTTGGAACACCAAACTCAAATGAACTGCCTCAAGAAATATACGTAATAGATCGCAAAATGGCAGAAAGCAGAAACCTTGTGCAGTTTGAATTGACAGCGGCTAATGATACTCAAAATAAAAGAGTGCCAGCCAGACAAGTCACAAGAACTGATTTTCCCGCAGTAGGCACATTTGTAAACTGATGACTGACTCTTGGAGGCAATCTGCTTTTCTACACGCATATAAATGCCACCCTCATGAGTGCTGTGGAATGATAATACAGACAAAGGAGAAAACTTTTTATGGCCCTTGCAGAAATATGGTAAGAGACAATCCAGAGTATAGTTTTGTGATTGACCCAAATGACTGGGCTTATTATGAAGATCAAGGAGAGGTTGTTGGTATTGTACACAGCCACCCTGATGGAGAGTTGAAGTTTAGCGAGGCAGACATAACTAGCTGCAATCATTTAGACGTTGACTTTTACCTTGTAGATCCTTTCACAGAAAGTATGATAATGATAGAGCCAGAAAAACAATGAAAAAAATAAAAGTATATGGAAGATTGCGAAAATTTGTTGGTCAGGCTGAGTTTGAAGCTGATGTTAATAGTCCGATTGAAGCGATAAGCTTTTTAACTTGCAATTTCAAGGGTATTGAGAAACACATGGCAACACAACACTATGCAATCAACTGTGGAGATATTACTGTCACAGAGGAGTTATTAAATATGAAAACAGACTCTGATATTCAGATAATACCTTTGGCTCATGGTAATTTCTTTTTTAGTTTAGGTTTGGGAGCTTTGTTTAAAATTGGAGGAGGTGCTATTGGTAAAACTCTTTTAGGTAGTAAGCTTTTAGCTACTGTTGCAAGCACAGTTTTGACATCTGTTGGAACATCTATGATTATTGGAGGTGTTACAGAAATGCTTTCACCTACAGCACCCTCAAGAGATCCATCAAGCGGCATGGACGAATTTGATCCAGCGGCTTTGGCAAGTAACTATTCATTTACAGGGCTGACAAATATAAGTCGGGCTGGTGTTCCAGTTAATTTAGTTTTTGGAGAGATTTTGACAGGATCTATTACTATTTCAAATGGAGTTGATACAGTCCAAGTTGAGGGGTCTAACGAATGAGCATACAAGAGTTCGATCAGACTACTACTTTTAATAATCCTGATCTGCCATCAGATGCACTTTCTAGTAAGCAATTCAATACTCTAGTTGAGATTATTTCAGAGGGGGATATTGCTGGCTTTGCGACTGCACACAAAAGAGGTATTGCAACAGATAATGCAGCCTATAAAACAGCAGCTTTGACCGATATTTTTTTAAATAAAACACCTATTCTTAATATTAGTTCTACATTAAATGATGCTGAGTTTTTGGCAAAAGCACAAAGTCCAGATGATACTGACTTTAATTTTAAGAATGTAGGTTTTGACTTTAGAACTGGCACAGCAAGTCAAACATTTATTAAAGGCATTAAGAATGTAGAAACAGAGGTCGGTCTTGGCACAACTGTAACAACATCTACCCCTGTCACTCACACAGTTTCTGCTAGTAATATCAATGCTGTTCGAGTTACTTTAAGATTTGGTTCTTTGCAAAAGTTTGAAGATGATGGAAATATAAACGGAACAGAAGTACAACTCAGAATAAAAACTATAGAAAACAATGGAACCACACAAACAGTAATAACAGACACAGTAAAAGGTCGATCAACAAACGCATATTTTAGAGATTATATTGTCAACTTTACCTCTCTCACTGTATTTCCAGTACAAGTAAGAGTTGAAAGAATAACTGCTGACAGCACAGATGCTTCGTTAGTCGATGCTTTTTCTTTTCATACTGCAACCAATATTATTTTTGAGCAAAACGCATATCCAAATACTGCTCACGTTGCATTGAGACTAAATGCAGAACAGTTCCCAAGAATACCCTCAAGACGCTTTCGGCTCAGAGGTATAAAAGTAAAAGTTCCACATAATGCAACTGTTAGTTTGGCTGATGGGTCAATTACATACTCAGGAACATTTAACGGCACTTTCAAAACAGATAAAGAGTGGACAACAGATCCAGCTTGGATTTTGTATGATGTTTTATCTAATACAAGATATGGTTGTTCGATTCCCGAAAGCAGTTTAAATAAATTTACTTTTAAAACAGTCAGCGAATATTGTGGAGAGCAAGTTGATGATGGTGATGGAGGCACAGAACCACGTTTTTCTCTTAATGTTAATATCACTCAAGCTAAGGAGGCGTTTCACCTTATCAACGAACTTTGCTCTGTGATGAGAGTCATGCCTTTTTATAATGCGGGCAGTATTTCGATCAGCCAAGATTCTCCAAAATCATCTATTTTTGTTTTCAATAATGCTTCAGTTACGGAAGATGGTTTTTTATATACAGGCTCATCTTTAAAAACTAGACACACTGTTATAAATGTTTCTTATTTTGACATGATTACTCAGGATATTGATGTTGAAAGAATTGAAGCTGATGCGGCAACACAAGCAAAATATGGAGTCGTAGAAAAAAATTTAAAAGCATTTGGTACAACTTCAAGAGGTCAGGCCAGAAGGCTGGGTAAATGGTTTTTATACAATGAACAAAACTCAGGAGAGTCGGTTAGTTTTACAACAACAATAGATGCTGGAGTTACAGTTAGATGTGGTGACATTATTGAAATATCAGACTCCCTAAAAGCTGGTGTCAGGCGTGGCGGCAAAATAAAAACTGCCACAAATAGAGTCATAACTTTAGATGATTTTACAAACACAGATATTCCAGCGATTACCGCAAACCCAACTCTTTCTGTAATGTTGCCAGATAATACTTTAGAAACAAAAACAATAGACAGTATTTCAGATAATGTCATAACAGTTATTGGAACTTATAGTCAGGTTCCTAATACAAATGCGGCTTATATTATAGAAACCTCAACGCTTGAAACAACGACTTGGCGTGTTTTGAATGTCAAAGAAAATGACAACAAGACTTATACAATTACAGCTTTAAGCCATGATGCTGGTAAATATGCCTTTGTTGAAGATGGTGAGGCTTTGCCTACAAGATCAATTTCAACACTTACAGAAATAAAACAGCCACCAACAGGATTAAGAGCAGAAGAAAAAATTGTTGAGATAAATAATCGTGCTGTAACTAAAATATTTCTTGACTGGCAAAATGTTAGTGGTGCAAGTAAATACAGAGTTTATTACAGATATAACAACGGAGATTTTGCACAAATTGAGACAACTTCAAGTAATTTAGAGATTTTAAATACTGAAGAGGGTGACTATGAATTTAGAGTATTTTCCTACAATGCTTTAAATCAACCATCTGCAAATCCATCAGTTTTACAATTCACTGCTGTTGGACAAACAGAGCTTCCAGAGAATGTGCAGAATCTTACTCTTGAGCCTATAAATGACGAACAGGTTAGACTTAGATGGACTCAAACTACCTCTCTTGACGTGAAGTTTGGAGGACAAGTATATGTCAGACATTCTCCAAGAACAGATGGATCTGGTACTTTTGCAAACTCTACTGACTTGATTGAGGCTTTGAGTGGAGCTTCAACAGAGGCGATAGTTCCCGCAAAATCTGGGGAGTACGTCCTTAAATTTCGTGACTTAGGTGGACGCTTTAGTGCTGGTGATACCTCTGTAATTCTTACAATTCCGACACTTAGAGAAGAGTTATCCTTGCCATCAATAAGAGAACAAACAGCTTTTTCTGGCACAAAAACAAATACAACAGTTGCAAGTAATAAATTAAAACTTACAGATCCAGCTTCAAATGCAACAGGCTCATATAATTTTGCAAATGTTCTGGATTTAGGAGCTACTTTTTCACTCAAAGTAAAATCTCATATCATAAGCACATCTGAAAATGTTTCAACATTATTTGATTCAATCACAAACGTAGATAATTTGGTTTCATTTGACGGAGTAGCTGCTGAGAAAACAAATGCAGCTTTACTTGTTAGAACAACTACAGATGATCCCTCTGGTTCTCCAACATACGGCTCATACAATAAATTTCAAAACGGAACATTTAGAGCAAGAGCTTTCGATTTTAAGGCAGAGCTTGATTCAACAGATACAAATGAAAATATATTGATTTCTGAACTTGGTGTTGATGCCTTTCTACAAGCAAGAACAGAGCAAAGCACAACATTAATTTCATCAGGAGCAGGGGCTAAAGATGTCACATTTGCAGCCCCATTTTTCACAGGAACTTCAGCAATCGGAGGAAGCACATCAGCTTATCCACCTAGTATCGGTATCACTGCTCAGAACATGGCTAGTGGGGACTTTTTCGAGATCACCAACATCACTGGGAGTGGCTTTCGAATAACATTTAAAAATTCATCAAATACCGCAGTTGATAGAAATTTCAGCTATTCAGCGGTAGGATATGGGCGTGGAGGCTAATTAAATGGCAAGAGTTAATTCAACAAACAAAGAGACAGCAAGTAATTTTAGTACTGATAATGGCACTGGTGCACAAGTTAGAGCAGCTATAAATGATGTCCTTGAATCTTTGAGAACTATAAATAGTGCGTCAGGAGATCCATCTGGTACAGCAAACCTCGCAGCTTTTCAGCCTCACATTGATTCTGACACTAATTTACTTAAAATAAGAAACGCTGCTAACTCAGCCTTTATAACACTTGGAAATGTAAGTCAAACAAATTTAGGGCTTTTGCCTTTGACTGGTGGTACTTTAACTGGTGTTCTTGGATTGTCAAACGCATCAGCTTCAGCACCATCAGTGCATTTTGGCGATAGTACAACTGGATTATTTAGAAAAGGTAGCAATCAAATTGGATTAGCTTTTAGCGGTACAGAAAAAGCATTTTTCGATCAAAACGGCTTGACATTGCAAGCTCAAACAGATTTAAGATTTGCGGATTCTGATAGTAGTCATTATGTTGGTTTTCAAGCTCCAGCAACAGTGGGTACAAGCTTGACATGGACACTTCCAGCGACTGATGCTGCTGTCTCTGGTTATGCTTTAGTATCAAATGCCTCTGGTACTTTGTCATGGGCAGCGGCTGGTGGTGGTGCAGTTGGAAATGGTGATGAAATTTTCTGGGAAAATGACCAAACTGTAACTGGTGATTATACGATTACAAACAACAAAAATGCTGGAAGTTTTGGCCCTATTACAATAGGTTCTGGTGTTACAGTAACAGTAGGCTCTGGAGAAACATGGACTGTAGTATAAAAGCATATATAATGAATTTAACGTTATAACAAAATGAGTACTTTAAAAGTCAACAAGATAATACCAACTGCTGGAGTACCGACAGGCGGTGGCGGTGGAATAATACAAGTAGTTCAAGAAACTAAAACTGATGTTTCTACTCACTCTGTAAATATCAACGCTGGATTTGCAAGTTATTCTTTATTGATGAGCAAATCAATTACACCGAAATTCTCATCAAGTAAAATTTATATAATGTGGTCAATGTCAGGTGGACCCGATGCTAATGGTTGTCATGTTGACTTTGTTATTAGAAAAACAGTAGGAAGCACAGTTACACACCCAATTTTAGGCGATAGTGCAAGCGGATATTATCAAGTTACTACTGGTTTCAGAAGTGGAGGAGGCAATCAGCATAATATATGCCAAGCAAATTATACATTCTTAGATGATGCTGGAACATCATCTGCAATAACTTATGGTGTTGCTGTTGCAACTGAAGGAGCAACAACTTATAGATTAAATACAACTGGTTCAGATAATAGTGGCTCTACTTGGTCATCAAGACAAGCAAGCACACTTACCTTAATGGAGGTGTCAGCATGAATACTTCCATGTATAATTTAATTAAAAACTAATTATGGCCTACGATCACGAAGCTATTTACAAAAGTCACCCTACAGTTACTAAAATTGACGACAGTTCTGGTGCTTTTGATATAAGTGGTAAATCTGTAACTTTAGATCAAAGTAAAATAGATGCTGCAAGGGTAACTTTAGATGCTGAAGCTGCTGCTGTTAAATATAAAACTGATAGAAAAGGTGGTATAGGAGTTATAAAAACTGGTACTTATTATGCTGAAATAGGCGATCAACTTGATATGCTGTATCACGATATGGTTGCTGGGAAATTAGATACTACTGGAACGTGGGCAACTCATATAAAAGCAGTAAAAGACGCTAATCCCAAGCCATGAGTACATTAAAAGTTAATAATTTACAGGATACATCTGGAAATAATCTTTCTAGAGTTGCTGCAACTGCTCAGAATATTGTAACTGCGACAAGTTCTGCAACGATTAGTTCAGTAGCTTCTTTAGTCGATACACCAGCTACAGTTACCATAACTTCAACTTTAGCTAATTCTAAATTTTTAATTTCTGGTTTTATTGCTCTAGAAGCTAACGGCCCTGAGGATCATGACTTTGCTTTGGTAATTAGGAGAACTATTGGTGGTAGTGGTTCAAGTATTTGTGTTGGAACTAACTCTGGAAACAGAGTAGGAATTACAAGAAACTGGTCACTACAGCAAGGTTCAGATGCAGGTTCAACCGCAAGTTCTAACGTAATGCCAACTTTTTTAGATAGTCCAGCACAAGCCGCTGGTACTGCTATTACATATAGCTATAGCATGATGGCTACAGACGGCTCACCTTCTTGGACTGTTTATTTTAACAGAACTGTGAATGACAGTAATACCTCTGGTCACGAAAGATTTAACACTTACATTAATGTATTGGAGATTGCAGTATGAGCCAACTTAAAGTCAATTCAATCGTACCCCTTAGTGGTTTACCAGCAGGTGCAACAGGTGGTGGTGTAATTCAAACAGTACAAACAGTTAAAACTGACACTGCTAGTACAAACAGCCAAACTTTTAATGACGTAATCACCTGTTCGATTACCCCTAGTTCAAATTCAAGCAAAATTTTATTAATGTATAAAATTGCTGTATCTTCAAACAATGGTGGATATTCTGGTTCTGTTCGTTTAGTTAGAGATTCACAGGCAATATATGTTGGCGATTCTGCGGGGAATAGAACACAAGCTTCAAGTTTTTCTAATGCAAACAGTAGCGGTAATGGTAGTTATTGCCCAAGAGATTTAAATGGTATGTTTGTTGATAGTCCAGCTACAGACTCAGCTGTCACTTACAGAATACAATGGAGAAGTGATTATAGTGGTCAAACAATTTATGCTGGCCGAGATCATGCAAACCTTGACAGTTCAAATTATGCAAGAACTCCAACAAGTCTTGTCTGCATGGAAATAACATCATAATGGCAATAAATCCAGCCCAAAAAGATTTTACTGTTCAACGCAGGGCTGATTTTCCTTTGACTCTTACTTTTAAAGATGGAAATGGTGATGCAATTAACTTAACTGGCTATACTGTTGCTGCTGAAGTTTATGACGAATCAAGATCAACTTCTTATGGATCTTTTGCTGTAACTTATACAAACAGAACTGGTGGAATTATTGATATAAAACTTACTGACACACAAACTGCGGCATTTACACCAAACGAATTAAAATATGATGTTTTATTAACAGAACCTAGTGGTGACAAATTTTATTATTTAGAGGGTACACTATACATAAGTGAAGGTTACACAACATGAGCAGTCCTAACTCTGTCACAGTAAGTCAGGTTTCTGATGTCACTACAGTTGAAATTACTACAGCTGGCCCACAAGGCCCATCAGGGAATATAGCTGGTCTTACTTTTGATATTACTGGCAAAGTTGATAATGCGGTGCTGTATTATCACGCTGCAAGTGATACATTTAAAGCAGATAACACAACAACAAAGCTTACACTTGTTAATGGAGGAAATTTTTAGGTCATGTCAAATACTATAAGAATTAAAAAAAGATCAGCCTCTGGAAGTGCTGGAGCACCATCTAGCTTATCCCCATCAGAAATAGCATTTAATGAAAATGATCTAAAATTATATTATGGTTTTGGTGATGATGGATCTACCCCACCAAATGCAAGCTCAATAATCACAATCGGTGGATCTGGAGCATTTTTTAATAAGACAGATACAAGAACTGCAAATACAATTTTATCTGGCCCTACGACTGGATCTGCCGCTGCTCCTACATTTAGAGCTTTAGTTGTCGCAGATATTCCAACACTAACAGCATCAAAGATCAGTGATTTTGATACACAGGTCAGAACAAATAGACTTGACCAGCTTGCATCTGCAACAAGCACAGTTTCTGGAGTTACACCCACAGCTGATGCTCATTTTGCAACTAAGGGCTATGTAGATTCTGTCAGTGAGGGATTAGATGTTAAACAAAGTTGTCAAGTAGCTACAACAGCAAACATCACCATTGCAACGGCTTTGAATAGTGGTGATTCTATTGATGGAGTAACTCTTGCAAATGGAGACAGAGTTCTTGTTAAAGATCAAAGTACAGCCACTCAAAATGGCATCTATGTTGTTGGAGACACACCAGTAAGGGCTGATGACTTAGCTACAGGGGCTGATGCGGCAGGGGCATTTACTTTTGTTGAGAGTGGAAGCACCAACGCAGATATAGGGTTCGTCTGCACAAGTAACAAAGGATCTGCTGTTGTAGGAACAAATAATTTATCATTCAGTACATTTTCTTCAAGTGGTAATGTGACCGCTGGTGATGGTTTAGATAAATCTGGCAATGAATTAAGTGTTGACCTAAAAGCAAATGGTGGTTTGGTTATTGAATCCACTGAATTAGCCGTTGATTTAGCTGCTAGTTCGATCACAGGAACTCTTGCAATCGGTGATGGTGGGACAGGTGCAACCTCAGCCTCAGCAGCAAGAACAGCTTTAGGACTAGCAATAGGCACAAATGTGCAAGCTTATGATGCTGATTTAGATGCTTTGTCAGGTTGTCAGTCTGGTGCGGCAGCGGCCTTAGCTGCTTTGACTTCAACTGAAGTAGGAATATTAGACGGCTGCACAGCTACAACATCTGAGCTAAATATTTTAGATGGTGTCACAGCTACAACATCAGAATTGAACATAATGGACGGAGTTACCAGTACTACAAGTGAATTGAACGTCTTGGACGGCATAACTTCCACGACTTCTGAATTGAATCTTATGGACGGAGGTACTTCGGCAACTTCAACAACACTGGCTGCCGCAGATAGATTTGTTTGTAATGATGCTGGCACAATGAAACAAGTAGCACTCAGCGATTTGGTCACATTTCTTGAGGACGAAAGTGCCAGTAGTTTCAATATAGATGGAGGGACATACTAGAATCTAATTATCAGGAGGTCGAACAATGGCAAACACAATCAAGCTAAAAAGAGCAAGCGGCAGTGATCCATCAGCCTCTGATCTTTCAATCGGTGAATTAGCGATAAGAACCAGTAATTGTAAATTATTCAGTAAAAATGATGGCGGTTCCGCTATCGGGATTGTCGCTGGTTCTGCTGATACATTGACTACTGCAAGAACAATCGCAGGTGTTAGCTTTGATGGTTCAGCAAATATTTCTCTAAACAATAATGCTATAACAAATGGGGCGGGTTATTTAGCAGATATTGTTAGTGATACATCACCACAATTAGGAGGTGATTTAGATGTTCAATCAAGCAAGATAACCACAGCAACCAGTAATGGTAATGTTAAAATCGAACCAGATGGCACTGGAGTTGTTGAAATAAGAGGTGCTGGAGGTAATGATGGCAAGTTACAACTAAATTGTTCTGCACAAAGTCATGGAATAAAATTAGCTTCACCAGCCCATAGTGCAGGGCAGTCATATACATTGATTTTTCCAGATAATCAGATTGCTGCTGATAAATATTTAAAAATAAAAAGTATTTCTGGATCGGGTTCGACTGCTATAGGCCAAGCTGAATATGCCTCACTTGATGCAAATGATCTTGGAGAAGGCACTGTTCCTGACGCAAGATTTCCCTCTACTCTGCCAGCACTCAACGGATCAGCACTTACTAATTTAAACGGAAGTAATATTGCCTCTGGAACTGTAGCTGCTGCAAGAGTAGCAACTTTAAATCAAGACACTACAGGAACAGCAGCAATAGCAACGACAATTACAGTTGCAGATGAATCGTCTGATTCTTCATGCAATGTTTTGTTTACGACTGCGGCAACAGGTAATCTCGCACCAAAATCAGGAACTAATTTAACTTTTAATTCTTCATCAGGCGTTTTGACGGCTACAGGATTTGCAGGTGCATTGACAGGTAACGTCACTGGAAATGCCTCTGGGTCATCAGGATCTTGCACTGGTAACGCAGCAACAGCAACAGCTTTGCAAACTGCTAGGACTATTGCAGGAGTATCGTTTGATGGTACGGCAAATATCTCTTTGAACAATAATGCCATCACAAATGGTGCTGGATATATAACTGCAACTCTTACAAATGAAGAGGTGCAAGATATTGTCGGAGGTATGGTTACTGGTAATACAGAAACAGGTATCACTGTCACTTATCAAGATGGGGACGGAACTTTAGATTTTGTTGTTGGCACACTTAATCAGGACACAACAGGAACTGCGGCTATTGCAACCACTATCACTGTGGCTGATGAGTCATCTGATGGTACTTGTTTTCCTTTATTCGCCACCGCTGCAACTGGTAACTTAGCTCCTAAAAGTGGATCTAATTTAACATTTAACTCATCAAATGGAACTCTTACTGCAACAGCCTTTTCTGGTGATGGTTCAGCATTGACAGGCATATCGGCTGGAGCAACAGGTGGTGGTTCTGACCAAGTTTTTTATGAAAATGACCAAACTGTGACAACTGACTATACTATTACTAATGGAAAAAATGCCATGAGTGCAGGCCCTATTACTATAAATAGCGGCGTAACTGTCACTGTTGGTTCTGGAGAAACTCTTACTATTGTCTAATGAAAGAAATCACACAAAAACAAATCATTGAGTGGCAAGCAGAGCTTGATGTTCAAAAACAAAAAAAGCTACAGGCAGAGCAAGTTCTCGATGAAACAAACAGAACTATTTTGATGATTGAGGGCGGTATTCAGTTTGCTCAGATTGCATTGAGGAAAAGCGAGTCAGCAAACCAGCCATCAGGTACAGTGGAGCTAGGCCAACCACAAGGCAAAATGTCATCAAAGTCAAAGGCATAGTCAACTTTAACAAAATTTCTTTTAACATAAAATGCTAGACCGCATAATAAAAATTATCTCTATTTTGTCATTTTTAATGTCATTATCAATGGCAGCTTTCGGATATGTAGCAATTCGCTATATGCAAAGCCCTGAGTTTGAGAGAACACTTAAAAACAAAATTATGGGAAGTCTGGAGGATAAGTTACCAGATGTGATGGGAGATAAGATACCAAATTTCACAGGGCCATCTGTACAGCTACCAGAACCAAAGAAGGTGAATCCTCTTGGAAATCCCAAGAATTGAAATACCACAGATACGGATAAAAGAAATTTTTATTCCCAGAACAAGAACATGGGAGCAATACCCAACAACTTTAGATATAATTGACAAACCAAAGCTTGATTATCCTGTTGTAAGTTATCCAACATTCGAGGCTTTACAATATAATCCCGATAAATTTATTCCAACAGATCCAGTAAAACAACCAGAACAACCTCAACCAGAAATACCACAGCCGCCAGAATATAAACCTCAAGTCAAAAAAGATAAAGAGTTTTTTGTCAAATGCCCTAACGAAGATAATATTCCAGTAGGAAGTTACCCTAATGATTTGAAACTTCAAGTCGTTATAGGTCACTCAATAAAAAATGGCCGCTGCTATGAAATCTTCAGAGATTCAACCTTTATTGAGAAATGGATACCTAGCACTCCTGTTC